AGTTTTGAAATAGATCCAAACAATCCTCAATCATCATTAATAGATCTAAAATCTTTATTGTTAATATTCATAAATGGTGTAGTACAAAATCCAGGTGAAGCTTATAGTTTTGATGGTGGTACTTCTTTTGAATTTGCTCAAGCACCAGAAGCATCAGATGTAATTGATATATTCTTCTATAAAGGAACTGAAGGTGTTGATGCTGTTCAAGTATCAGCAGGTGCCTCAGTAGCACCTACTATTAAAACTGGTGATGTAATTCAGGTTCTCAAGACAAGTTCAGGTATTACTACAACTCAAGATCCAAGAACGATATATGATATTGGAGCATCTGATGAGGTTGAAACTAATTTATATAATGGTATTGGAATTGATGAAAGAAACTTCAAACCATTTAGTTGGACAAAACAAAAAGTTGATAAGAAAATAAATGGTGAAATTGTATACAAAACAAGAGATTCAATCGAATCACTTGTGTATCCAACAGCAAAAATTATTGGAGATGTTGGAGTAAGCACTAATATATTATATCTTGATAATGCATCTTTCTTCAGATATGAACAAAGTTTCGGAAGTATCAACGTTTCTAATGTTGGTGGATTAATAGTCAAATCAACTTCTTTAGTAGCTGCTGGATTAACTGCAACAGTTTCTATAGGTGGAACAATTCAAGCATTGACCATAACCAATGGTGGTAGTGGATATGTAGGTTCAACTACATCTATTTCAATTTCAAATCCTGTAGGAGTGGTAACTGGTGTAGGAGGAACTGCCACAGCAACAGCATCGATTACTAATGGTGTTATAACAAGCACTACTATAACTAATCCTGGATTTGGTTATACAATATCTAATCCTCCACAGGTCATTGCTCCATTCCCAACAATAGTTAAAGAAGATGTAGATGGAATTTCAGAAAATGAAATTCAAGGATTTGATGGTGACGTTATTGCTATTGGAGTAACTGATGGTGTTAGTGGAAATCCACTTGCACTTAAATTTACAATAAAGTCTGATATTGGTGGATCAAGTGGTAATCCTAATGGATCTTTCACTAATTTGACAGTTGGAACACCTATATACATTTTTGACACTCAAGTTGGACATGGAGTGACATCTGTGTTTAATGATGGAGCAGTTGTTGCAACAGGAACAACATGTGTAGATAATGTTTACATTGTTAATGATATAAGTGGTGGTGCTAATGCTGGTGTCATTACTTGTAATATAATGGCTGGAGTAAATACTACTAACATAGATACTGCAGTCGGTGTTACGTCTATTGGTGCATTCTCTTGGGGTAAATTATCAGGTATAACTAGATCTGGTAATCCTATTTCAATTGGAGTTACTGGTATGACATTAAACTCTGGATTATCGACTTACCCAACGATTCAGAGAAGAGATTTTGGTCTTAGAGACAGTGGTGCTTTAAGAAAGGATCTTGGGTAGTATAAATATAGAAAAAAGCTAATGATATGGCTGCTATTGTAACAGATCAATTTAGAATTCTAAATGCAAACAACTTTGTAGAGACAGTGGATAACTCTGCGAATTCATATTATGTTGTAGTTGGTCTTACAAATCCAACCTCACCATCCGTTGGTTTTGGAAGAAGCACTACGTGGAATACAAACACACCCTCCCCTGAAGATAGTTTTAATTATATTAATCACACTGGAGATACTCAAGTATTTGGTAAGAAAGTAACATCAGATAATATAAGAAGATTAATAACAAGAAGAAACTGGACACAAGGAACACGATATGAAATGTTCCGTCACGATTATAGTATTAGTAATCCTTCTCCAGTAACAAGTTCATCAAGACTATATGATTCTAGTTATTATGTAATGAATAAAAACTTCGATGTTTATGTTTGTATCGATAATGGTTCTTCAGGAATTAGTACAACTGGGAACGCATCACAAGATGAACCTTTATTCACAGATTTAGAACCAACAAGAGCAGGTGAGAGTGGAGATGGGTATATTTGGAAATACTTATTCACGGTTCCACCAAGCGATATAATCAAATTTGACTCAACCGAATACATCTCTGTTCCTGGTGATTGGCCAACTTCAACAACTACTCAAATACAATCGGTTCGTGAAAATGGTGATTCAACTGTAAATAATAACCAAATTAAAAAGGTTTATATCGATCAGCAAGGATTTGGTTACACTCAAAATCAAACTGGTAAAGAATTAGATATTATAGGTGATGGCACTGGTGCCAAAGTTGTTATTGACACTGATAGTGAAGGAAAAATTACTAAAACAAGTGTTTCTTCTGGTGGTCAGGGATATACTTATGGAATGGTGGATTTGGGAACTTTGGGAACACCATCCACAAGAGCAAAATTAATTCCAATCATTCCTCCATCAAGAGGACATGGATTTGATTTATATAAAGAATTAGGAACTGATAAACTTTTAGTTTATGCTAGATTTGATGATTCCACAAAAGATTTCCCAACTGATACAAAATTTTCACAAATTAGTATTATTAAAAATCCAACATCTATTGGTTCTACATCTACATTTACTGCCAATCAATTTTCTTCAGTAAATGCTATAAAGGTTATTTCACCAACAGGAACACCCGTAATAGGTGAAAAACTTGAACAATCTGTAACTGGTGGAACAGCATTAGGTTATATTGTTTCTTATGATACTGATACTAACGTTGTTAAATACTATCAGGATAGATCATTATTTTTCAATCAAACAACTGGAGATCAAACTGATTATGTTGGTGTTACAACTAACTCAAAGGTATTAGATTTTATATCTAGTGCTGATAAAATTTCTGCTCCTACAAGTGGATTTTCAGCATCAGTTGACACAAACTTCTCTGGTATTAGTACAAATCCTTCTGGAAACAAGGTTATTTCATTAGGAGTTAACTTTGAATCAGGCATTGCAAGTCCTGAGATAAATAAAGGGTCAGGTGAAGTAATTTACTTAGATAATAGACCTTTAATCACTAGAAACTCTAGACAAAAAGAAGACATTAAAATCATCTTGGAATTTTAAGAAATGGCACAAAAAACGAATTTAAATATAAGTCCTTACTATGATGATTTTGATCCTAACGATCAATTTTACAAAGTTTTATTTAAACCTGGTTTTCCTGTTCAGGCAAGAGAATTAAGTACTTTACAATCTATTCTTCAAGATCAAATTGAATCTTTTGGATCTCATATGTTCAAAGATGGTTCAATGATAATACCTGGTAATATTGCATATGACAGTAATTATTATTCTCTTAGAGTTTTTGATGATCATTTAGGTATACCAGTGTCATTATACATTGATCAGTTAGTTGGTTTAAGGTTAAGAGGAGAAACATCAGGAGCAGTTGTAACAATTGATAATTATCAATATCCAGAAGATAATCCAGATGTAACTGATTTAACACTTTATATTAAATATTTACAGTCTGGACCAGATAACGTAGATAGTGGATTATTTGATACAGAAAATCTTATTGTGGAAGAAACTTTTACTTATGGAAATACTGCTGTAAATGCTGGAGAAACAGTTTTAACATTATTTGAAAATCCTGCATCTGCAACAGGAAGTGCTGTTGCATTATCTGCTGGTGTTTACTTTATCAGAGGACAATTTGTTCAAGTTCCTACAGATAAAATAGTTTTAGATCCTTATGATAATATGCCTTCTTACAGAGTTGGTTTAAATATTGATGAACAATTAATTACCGCAAAGGATGAAGATTCTCTATATGATAATGCAAGGGGATTTTCTAATTATGCAGCACCAGGTGCAGATAGATTAAGAATAAAAACAACTCTTGCTAAAAAAGCACTAACAGATTATGATGATACTAATTTTATAGAATTATTAAGAATTGATTTTGGTGAAATAAAAGTCTTAAATGAAGATACTCAATATAATTTAATCAGAGATTATTTTGCAAAAAGAACTTTTGAAGAATCAGGAAATTATACATTAAATAAATTTGGAATAGATGTATTAGATTGTTTAAATGATGGTATATCTGGTGATGGAGTTTATAGATCTAATGAAATAACCGATAGTGGTAATGTACCAAGTGATGACTTGATGTGTGTTAAAGTATCTTCTGGAAAGGCATATGTTAAAGGTTATGATGTTTCACTAGATTCTTCAAAAACTATAGATGTAGTAAAACCAAGAGATAAACAGATAGTTGATTCAGCTTTAGTTCCATATCAGATGGGAACTGTTTTTAAAGTTAATAATGTATTTGGTGTACCAGCTCCAAATATTAATGATGACACTAAATTTGTAGAACTCTATAATAAAAGAACTAATTCAAATACCGCAGGTACTGGTGATAAAATAGGTGAAGCAAGAATATATTCATTTGCAGTTTCAGATGCATCATATACAGGTGATACAACTGAGTGGGATTTACATTTATTTGATGTTCAGGTATTTACAAAAGTAGAATTAAATCAAAATGTTAGTAACTCTGAAGTACCACTTACATCTTTTGTTAGAGGAGTAAGTAGTGGTGCTACAGGATTTGTATCAATAGTCTCAGGTGGATATGGTTGCATTTATCTAAGTGAAGTCACAGGTCAATTTATGGCAGGTGAACAGGTTATTATTAATGAGGATACATCATTTGTTAGATCAATAAAAACTGTCAATACTTTTGGTATACAAGATATAAAATCAGTTTATCAGGATGCTTCTGCATTATCTGGATATGCTGCTGATTTTGTTGCAGATACAGTTCTTCAAAGAGTTATATCACCTAATTTTAGTAATGCTGATCAAATTACTATTACTGGTGCAGGTGCAACTACAAATGGAGCATATAATTTTGTAGGGGTTAGCACTGGAACTATATTAAAATATACTCCATCAGGAGAGACAGTTGAAAGATTTAATCGTATAGAAACAGTATCAGCAGATGGATTAAGTGTTACTCTTTCTGCAGTTCCTAGTGTAACAGGTATATGTAATGGAGCTTTAAATACTACAAAAATAAGCACTACTTTTGCTTTTGGTGTACCAAACATTAATTTAGAAGATAGTAGAGGATTATATGCAGAAATAGATAATAAAAATGTTTCAGATATTGATTTATCAACTGCTACATTATTAGTTGGGAAAAATATTACTGGTGAAAGCACTGATGGTTCTGGTGTTTTAACTTTTGATCTATCTGCTAGTGGTATATCAAGTGCTTTTTATGAAACTTTTGATGAGGAAAGATATTCAGTTCATTATAGTAATGGAACAATTGAAGATTTAACTTCTGATCAATTTGTTTTAAGTTCTGATGGTCAAACAGTTACTATTAATGGATTAGAAACAAGTGAATCTAATGTTGTTGTAAGTTCAACTCTTAAAAAAGAATCTTTAAAGAGTAAACAAAAAAATTATATACGAAGTCAAAGAATAAGTGTTGAAAAAACTGCTATTGGAATTAATACTGCTTTAACAGGCATGGATCAAGTTGATGATTATGGTTTACGTGTTGAGGATAGAGAAATATCTCTAAATGTTCCAGATGCTGTTAAAATAATTGGTGTTTATGAATCTCTCAATGCAAGTTCACCAACATTAGATAAATTTACTTTCCCATCTGGATTATCTTTAGACACTACATCTATTTTAGGTGAGAAAATTATTGGTGCAGAAACTGGTGCTGTTGGACAAATAATTGGTAGGACATCTGCAACAGAAATTGAAGTGTCTGTATTATCTTCTAATGGTTTTTCAATAGGTGAAGTAATTGATTTTGAAGAATCAAATATATCAACTACCCTACAAGGTATAACTTTAGGAAATAATTTAAATATTACAAATAGATTTAAATTGGATAAAGGTCAGAGAGAAGAGTTTTACGATTATTCGAGAATTGTCAGAAAGGTTAATTTTCCTGGACCATCAAGAAAACTTCTTATAATTTATGATAGATATGACGTTCCATCTAATGATACAGGAGATTTTTATACAGTTGCTTCATATCCCGAAGAAAGATTTGGAAAAGATGTACCCCATTTAAAAAATGGTTTACGAGCATCAGATACAATAGATTTTAGACCAAGAGTTGGATCATTTGGTGGATCTGGATCTCCTTTTGCATTTTCTAATCGTAAATTTAGCACAAGTGGAAATCCAAATCCAACATCTATTGTCACTCCAAACGAAAGTTCAATAATTGGTTATAACTTTTATCTTCCAAGAAAAGATAAAATTTTCTTAGATGGTCAAGGAATACTTGCTGTTTTAATGGGTGAGTCAAATATTAATCCACAAGCACCAGATGCACTGAATAATGCAATGGAATTGGGTGAAATATCATTGCCTCCATATCTTTATGATCCTGATGATGCCATAATAAAAATGGTTGATAATGTCAGATTTACTATGAAAGATATTGGTAAATTAGAAGATAGAATCGAAAATCTTGAAGTTACATCTTCACTTAGTCTATTAGAACTTGACACAAAAACATTACAAATTCAAGATGCAGATGGTTTATCAAGATTTAAAACTGGATTTTTTGTAGATGATTTTAAAAATACAAAACTTATCGATACTGATGATAATGATTGTAATGTTTCTGTAGATACAGAGGATAATCTTTTAATTGCACCTGTTAACTTTTGGTCAATAAAACCAGAATTAGCATTAGATCCATCAATAAACTCAGATACTGCTGATTTTTCTACTAATTTACCATTATTAGATTCAAACATCAAGAAAACTGGTGATTTGATAACATTAGATTATCAAGAAGTATCTTGGTTAGGAAATCAATTAGCGTCAAGAGTTGAAAATGTAAATCCATTCAACTTGACAGGTTTTTATGGAACAATTGCTCTAGATCCATCAAATGATACGTGGGTTAGAAATATTGAAATATCTGGTGGTAAAAAAACTATTACTGGTTCAGTAGCACGTACATATGTTGAGAAAAAACAAGTAAGTTCAACACCCGATACTCATGTTCGTTCAAGAAACGTTGCTTTCAATGCAGATGGTCTTAGACCAGTAACAAGATTCTATCCTTTCTTTGATAGAACAAGTGGAATTAATTTATTACCAAAATTAATTGAAATGACAATGGTAAATGGTATATTTACCAAGGGTGAAAATGTAGAAGCTTTGAAAGATGGTAAAAGAGTTGCAATTTTTAGAATTACACAACCAAATCATAAAAAGGGAGATATTAATTCACCATCAACAACTTTTAATGCCAACCCTTTTGATACATCATCTAGTTTAGGAACATCTTATTCAGCATCATCTACAGTTTTAAATGTAGATGTTAATTCATTAGCTGATGAGGCTAAAGGAAGTTATTATGGTTACATTCCAACAAGTGGTGGTGTAACTTTATTAGGACAAAGTAGTGGTGCTCAAGCAACAGTTACAAACGTTAGATTAGTATCTGATACATATGGTGATTTATTTGGTACATTCTTCTTTGAAAATCCTCTTTCTGATCCAGCACCATCTTTAAGATTTAAAACTGGAACAAGTACATTTACTTTATCTTCAAGTCCAATAAATGAAGATCCTAATATTGGTTCTGTATTAATTAGTTCTGGTGACACCTCCTACGTTACAAATGGAACTATAAACACAATTAAATCAACCACTGTTACAGTTAGAGTTCCACCTCCTGTTTTCTACAGATATTCTGGTGGTGGTCAGAAGCATGTTATAACTAATAAATTTAGTTATAAAGGATATCAGAAGATGACTGTTTCTGCTTATCGAAAGAAACTGTCAGCTCAGAAAAAGTCTCAGGCAAATTCTGGAACAGGTAAAAATGGTAGTTTTGGTAAAGGTACTTATGGAAAGGGAAGACCAAGTAAGTCTCCTTTAGGAACATATCCAGGTAGAAATATTAAAGGTGTAGATCCTTTATCACAAACATTTAGAGTTGATCAGAACGGTGCATTTTTAACATCTGTAGACTTGTTCTTTGCAAGAATAGATCCTAATGAAAATGTGACTGTTGAAATACGTACAACTGAATTAGGAACACCAACCACACAATTAGTGCAAGATTTTGCTCGTGCTGTTGTGAGTCCTGATGATATTAGTGTTTCTACTAATGGTGAATCTGCTACTAGAGTAACTTTCCCATCACCAATTTACTTAGAACCTCATGAGGAATATGCATTAGTTCTTGGAGTAACACAATCGATAAGTTATGAAGTGTGGATCTCTAGAATGGGTGAAAGAACAGTTAATACACAAACTTTACCTGATGCTGAAAGTGTAATTGTAACAAAGCAGTATATTGGTGGTAGTTTATTTAAATCACAAAACGGAAGTGTATGGAGTCCAAGTCAATATGAAGATTTAAAATTCCAACTTTATAAAGCAGAATTTACTGAAAGTGAAGGAACTGTATTCTTCTATAATTCTAAGATGGGAACTAAATCTGGAAATATAGAAAGATTATTACCAAACTCAATAAAAACATTACCAAGAAAATTAAAAGTTGGTATTATTACTACAACTGACACTGACGGTAATATTACAAATGGTGTTCAAGTAAGTGATTCTACTTCTTCTACTGCAATACAGGGTTATATTGAAAATGTTGGTGGTCCTATATCCACACTTGCAGTAACTAATGCAGGAAAAGGATTTGTAGCAAGTCAAACATATAGTAATGTTCCTTTATATAATATTACTGGTAATGGAAGTGGTTTGACTGCAACAATAGGAACTAACTCTGACGGTAAAATATCCTCTGCTGCAATCACATCTAATACGGGTGGTGCAGGATATGTTATTGGTGATGTTCTTGGAATTACAACAAGTAATGTAATTAAAGGTTCAGATGCATTAATCAGTGTGACAGCAACCAGTGGTAAGAGCACACTTTATCTTAAAAATGTACAAGGTGAAGAATTCACTACAGGTCAACCATTAGTTGTGACAAACGGTGGTTCACAAATATCATTAGCATCTACTACAATTCTTTCATCTGCAATTTATGATAGTAAATATGAAGGCAATGTGATTGAAGTAAATCATTTTAATCATAGTATGCAAGCTGATAATAACTTTGTAACTCTTGCTGACATAGAACCAGATACTACTCCAGTTTTACTAACTGATGCATTAGGAATTAATGATCAAGTAATATCAGTTGCCAGTACGTCTGAATTTTCGACATATGCTGGTATATCCACATCTCAAGGATATGTAAAGATTAATAGTGAAATAATTTACTATAATAGCATTGGTACAAATCAACTTGGAATTGGTACCAGAGGTGTTGATGGAACAATTACTAGAACTCACAATACAGGTGATCGTTCACTTAAATATGAATTAAATGGATTCGATTTAAGAAAAATTAATACAGATCATGATATGGCATTAATGCCTGTAGCAATTAATAATTTAAGAAATATTGATAATTATTATTTAAGTATTGATAGAGGTTCTCTACCATCTGGTGATACACAAGTAAGTTTCACTGATGAGGCTAATCTCGGTGGTGATGACATATTTGCATCACAAAATTATCAGTTTGATACAATTATACCTCAGTTTGCAACATTAATACCAAATAATGATGTTAACTTAACGACTCAGGTAAGAACTGTTTCTGGAACAAGTGCTGGAGGAAACGAAGTATCATTTATAGATCAAGGATTTGAGAGTATAAATTTAGATAATGAAAATAAATTGACAACTCCAAGATTACTTTGCTCAGAAATTAATGAAACTAATAGATTAACTAATCTACCTTTAAATAGATCGGTGACATTGGGTATAACTCTTTCGACTGATAGTGTGAATATATCACCAGTCATTGATATTCAAAATGGAGTTATTATTTATCAAAGATCAAGATTAAATAAACCAATTTTAGATTATGTAAAAGATGGTAGATCTAATTTAACATCTGGTGATCCTCATGCTTCAGTCTACATTAGTAATCAAGTTGATTTAAAAAATCCAGCTACTTCATTAAAAGTTTTGATTGCATCAGTTAAAGATGCATCTGCTGACTTTAGAGTCCTTTATCAATTAATTAGACCTGATGGAACCGATACTGAATTAAAATATAATTTATTTCCTGGTTTTGATAATCTAACTGATACAGATGGTGATGGTTTCGGTGATCAAGTAATTGACTCTTCCAAAAACAGTGGTAAACCAGATTCCTTTGTTTCTCCAAGTTTAAGTGGTGAATTTAAAGAATATCAATTTAGTGTTGATAATCTTGAAGAATTTACTGGATATAAAATCAAAATTGTTATGAGTGGTACTAATGAAGCAAAATCACCAGTGTTTAAAGATTTACGCACAATCGCATTAGCATAATGATACCAGTTGAAGGTCATAAGGACTTATATAGAGATGAGAAATCTGGGGCTATCGTAAGCACCGATAGTCATGGATTTGCCCAGTATAAAAGATCAAAAAATTTAAAATTGACCCAAAAAGAAGAAATTGATAATATGAAAAAAGATATTGAAGAAATAAAATATCTTCTCAAACAGATAGCATCCAAATAGACGGGTTACTGGAAATATAAATATATCTAGAATCCTGATATTGTTTTTAAATGGCAGTTTACGTAAGTAATCTAACTGTTAATACTGGAACTACATTTTCTCAAATTTTCACATTGGAGAG